TGGACACCTCCACCGGTAACGGTATTGGTGAAGATGACAGTGTCACCAACGCTCGCATCGACCATCACATTCTCGATCAGAATGGGGCCGACTCCCGCCGCCAGCGGTGAGATTTGTGCACCACTACCCTCGTAGTTGGTGTCAAGCGGAGCGGTGCCAGTAAGCGTGCCGAAGAGCACATGAGTATTGGCAGTCTCCCAAAGGTTCACCAGGAACTTTCCAGCCTGGTTGAACGTAATCGTGCTCCCGGAGACTGACACTATTGTCGTCGAGTTCGGGGATTGGACACGAGTTCCGATTGGGAGAATCTCAGCGGAAGTCGGCGCATCTGCAGTCAAGTGCTGGAAGATGGGCTGACCAAGGCCGGCAGGTGGGAGCTGAGGGGTATAGAACGTAATGTCATACTCGGCCCAAAGCTTTCCCCAGGGCACAGCTGTGCCATCCGTAGTTGTCACGAACAACTTGCCTACATCGTAGGTCTTCAAGTCTTCGTTTGCCGCCAAAGCTGCGGTACGGGTGAACTTCTTAGGCCCCATTGGAAACATGGCTGCAGGTCGCAGATCACATATAAGATCCTTCCAAGGAGCATCCTCTTCGACATCCTCATAAGCTGAGGCAATCGACTCTGTAGCCGGAGCGGCATCCAGAGGATCATAGTCGGGGACCAGCTGTACGGAACCGGGAACATTCGATCCGGTTCGCGTGTAGTAGCGGAAACGCAGCTTATTAAAGCGATACGTCTCCCATGCAAGGGCCTGGGACGCGAGCCACGGGAACGTGACTGCGAGTCCAGGGTTCAACTCCAAGATCTTAGCGATCGTGAAGGACGCTGACCCAGTGATGGAGCCTACCAACTCCTTATGGACAATACGACGCGAATCCCGGGAGGCGGTGATAAGTGGAGCGGAAGTGCTCTGTCCAGTTGAGTAGGCTGCTGCTACTGACGCCTGCTGACGATCCGAAGGGAATCGTCGCTGAGATTGGCGCACTTGCCGAACCACATTGCGCTGGTCGGCAGCCAAGGGGTCACTCACACGAAAGCGCGCAAAGGGGCGCTCGATGATGACACGGGTCTTGGACTTGTTGTTGTTGTTGTTGCGACGCGCTGGCTTCTTAGCCTGAGGCGCGCTCGACTTCTTGTTGTTACTATTTCGGTTCATGGAATTGGATCCGCTATGAACTAACGCGGACTGTTCATCCTTATGAATTGTCTGGATTCGGCTTGCGAATTACTGATGGCTATCTTCGGGTAACAAACCCGCACAGGTAGGACTACACATCTCACAACGAGTCATATCTCAACGTCGAGTTATTGATGAAATGGACAACAATGGCCACTTACTCTCATCAAGGGGAATCCCACCCCAAATATCAAACTTTGTGTGACACAGCCACACCTAGGTGTTCAAACCTAGTAGTGATAGATTGGAATATTCCGGACTAGCCGGTCTTATCCATCATACCATCTTAAAGGAGCTTTATGCATCTTTATAAGACCCTGACCATCTGTCTACACAATGGGACCAAATCTATTGTTTACAACTTCTCCGTGCAGTCTCTCGGCATTCCGAGGATGTTCCGACCCAATGATCATGGGATTATCCGGACATTTAGACACTCTTAGCAACGTAAATCTTTACGCACTCTCACCAAATCGGTGACGGCAACGTTTTGGAGAATTAACATAAGAACCCAATGAGTCAGTTTAACGACTTGACTCAGGTCCTGGAAAATAGCAACAAGGACAGAGGGCGCAATGGCGCATTCCTTCAAATCCTTAGTGACCTCACGTCTTCCCAATAGAGGACAGGTACGTGCATTAACCCCGTGGGACATTTATACGCACCAAAGATCTTCGTGATGGACTCAGAGTCTACATCCGAACAGGTGCGTTTCCATGGCCTCGACTCAAGAGAGTCAGGGAGCTTATCTAGCTCAGGCCCGGGTGTCGGCCGTCCAAAGGACAGCCTCGCAGAACAAGCGAGAATCTTTTCCGTCGCAACAACACGATCGTTGTACGATATCTTATACCTCCATCCGAGAGGGGCGATCACGCCACAACCTCCGGCCTGGATAGGCAAGAACAGATTCTTAGACCGCATGGACTTACGTCCGTCGACATTGAAAAGTCGACCAGTCTGCAAAAGCACATTCTCTCTATTGTAATTGAGAAAACGTCGCAAGAGGTCACACTGCCTACCAGGCAGCGATCCTCCGAGAACCGAATTGATGTTCTCCACACAGCTTACGTCAGCATGATGTGACGCGGCAAGGTCATTACTCGAGGAATCTCCCTCGGACCGGCCCTGGACCTTATGTTGACCAAAGAAAAGTCCAACATTAAGGAAATTAATCTGCCAGGGTGTTACAGTATCTAGACGAGGAGTATCAAAGAGATCTCCTGAGGGCATCACGCCCATGGGGATGGAATCCCTCATGTCGAAGTGAACACTAGTGCTGTTCACATTTAGATACGCGCGGTGATGATAGGCTTTACCTACACTCATCTCCAAACCGACTTTCTTCCCAATATCAATATGTCGCGACCAAAGCTCTAAGGGAGCCGCGTAAACCATATCGTCACCATTGACCAACACGTGCGACAGACGCTCACGGTTGGACCACCCCATTCCTTCATGGAGATCGCGGGTGGTTTCAAGGTACACTCCTAAGTTTGCTAAACAAAGGATAGGGAAAGACAGAACAGAGCCCATTAGCTGGCCATTCTGCATAACGCCTTTAAACTGAACACCAGCACGTCCTTCACAAGGATAGTGCAGAGCGTGTGGGCCAAGAACGGCCATGGCAATCTCCTTTTGATCGGAGGGAAGATCTGAAATCAAATATTTAAAGATTTCACCAGAGTACTTCCAGGACAAGCCATCAGTAGCGGCGGAATAATCAACTGAGAACCATTCCCAATTAGCAGGGACGTTTTCACGACAGTCGATTAAGTCGGTAGGGCACAAAGGGCGCCCAATGAGACGAAAGCAATTCATGCTTCGCATTGCTGTGTGCATTGCACGCTGCAGAGGTCGCATCTGATAGTAGGGGAGAGCTTCACCCTTGCTAATGACACGCACCTTCATCGGCTCGAGAACAGCCTGAATTGTGCAGCGAATCGGTCTCGTACGATCAAAGGCTTTAGAAAGCCCAATAAGGTAGTTCCATTGGGACTCACCGTCGTACACACGAACTTCCTGAGTTCTCATACCCCGAGATTCACGGGAATAGACTTTAGGAAAGAAGTTCATCCTATGAAGATCCGTATTAGTGAAGTCGGTCATACCGGTCATTTCACAAAGGAAGCCTTGTTGCCCTCCAGAGCCTCTAGTACGCTCAAAACAAGCGGAGGCTGAGGGATTAAGCTCAACAAAGCCCTCCCCCTTCTCGCAAAGACGAGTAAAGATAGGGGTCATACGTTTCTTAACATCTTTCAAGACGGCCTCAAAGGTCGGGTCGGAAAAGATGGACTTAATAGTCTTATCACACCCTGGATCAACCTTAGTAAGGGTTGCCAGATGAGTGTCATAGGTCTTACGTACAATGGCCATAGAAGCAGGGAGCGTCGAACGCTTACCCTGTAGCCAACTGTACCATAGATGTGTGTTCTGACGGTTAAAGAAACGTCGATTATTGAACCATCTATGAAGGACTCCCGCGGGTTTCCAACCACCATCGGTTGGGACGGGAGGTAATTCGTTACCAAGATACTTCGCTAAAGGGAAGGTAAGAGCGTACTTGCTACGCTTCAGCCATACTCCTTCATCGATAGAGCTATCTAGGTGGTCGTGCAACTGAGTTGCCACGGCCGTCAAAATGTCATCGGGTGCATGGTGGTGAACCAGCACGGCATTAAGACCACGAATCAGCGCATCAGTGCGCTGCGGAATAGACACCTCTACTTCAGAGGTGGCGGCCAAACCAGGCTCGCCTATGTCGCATTCCACTGCTACGTTAACATCAGGGTTAACAATCCCAGGATACCTGCCATTAGCGCAGACCTTCCCCTCCCATTCGGAGTACTCTCTTCGAGTAGCGCCAAGAGCGCGGGCTATAAGGTTGGACAAGATGAAATCACCAAAGTGTTCATCTTCTAGGGTCCAGATATCCTGTACAAGCGGCTCTAAGGGGCCGTGCATGATCAGATTGTACCTAAACTCAATGGGAGTCAGATCATCAGACGTAGCAAAACACATTACAAGTGTATAAACAAAGTAACAAGCGATGTGTTCTTATGGGACGCAATAAGTTTTGAACGGTTTCGACTACTCTTA